CGCATACAGCGCACAGGTACGGCCAACGTGCTGACGACATTCCCAGGTAACACGTGGACCATTGAAGAGATTGACGGCACACCGACGGGCGCGGTCAATAAAGTTTTGGTGTCTAATGGTTCTCTGACCATAGACGGAAACACCGCCACGCTGAACACAGGCGGCGGTGTAACCAGCGTCAATGCGTTGACGGGTATCGTTGAGCTGTACGGAACGAACCTCAACGTTCAAAGCGGAAACCCTCAAACAATTTACGGCAAGTTCACCAGCATCGATGGCGACTTGACCAACATCCTTGATATCCTTAAAGGTTCAGCAGGAAACGAGCTGGGTATCTTCAGCGACGTTGACGACAACACCAAGCCTTCGTTAAACGTAGGCACTACCAACGCCATCTTGCGTGGCGGTACGGGTACGCTGATTAAGGCAGAGCAGACCAGCCCAGGTACGTTGACCTTTGCCGTTGCCGCGGGCGCAAGCGATACCGAAACAACAGCGTTGAGCATTGCCGGCCAAGCTAACGGCAACGTCATCATCAGCTTCGTATATGAAGCGCGGTTCACGTCAGACGTAAACTTCACGGGCGCCAGTAGCACGGTGAGCTTTAGCGGGTCCACGTCAGGCATTGAGTACAGCGACTTAACGGGACTGCCAACCATCCCGAGCGTACTCAGCGACCTAAGCAACGTAGCCAGCACCACACCGACCGACGGGCAAGCGCTAGTCTTTGACACCACTAACGGCTGGCAACCTGAGGACATCAGCGCGGGCGGCGTAAACTATCACGATCGCTACGCAACGGAGGCAGAGACGCAACGCGCAGGAGCTACGGCCAACGTAGAGCTGTACTATACCGCGCGGCCTGACGGTGACGGATTGGCGGAAAGCGCCACCAGTGACAGCGGAGTGACCGACACCATCAACCGAACCCTGTTTTACGCCACCAAGTTTGACGCGGACCCAGACACCGCGGGCGACTGGACAGAGTACACCACGCAACCAGCAGGCAACGCCACCTTCGCCACAGCTAAGGCCGCCATACTTGCGGGCCTAAGCGAGACCGACGCCACAGCGGAGACGCGCGGCACGTTGCCACTGTCGCTGAAAATGGTGAGGACCACGACGGCACCAGCTAGTGACTTGCTTCTGGATACCTACCCAGGCGCGGCGGCGGCGTACTCGGTGCGCAAGCTGGACAAGGACTACACAGGTAGTTGCATGCGCATCCGCGAGGATAGCGGCGACACAGAAACTGACATTGGGTTTGATGGTAATGGTGACGTTGATTCGGCGGCCATCGCTACGCATTGCGGGACGGCTAACGGGTACGTGGTCACGTGGTACGACCAAGCGAACATTGGAGGCACAGTTAACAACGTCACGCAAAGCACGCAGGGAAACCAGCCGAAAATTTACGACGGGACCAGTGTGCTTACCGAAAACGGAAAAGCATCATTAAATTTTGATGGTGCTTCAGACTTTTTCGACATTGATAACACTGGCTATGACATCGGTAACTTGAGTTCTTTCTTTGTGGCAAAGAGTAACAACGGCAGTGCATCGGGAGACATGGGTTTGAGTTTAAGCGGCAGCACAAGCGACAAGCGTTGGTATGCGCCCTACATAAGCGGCGGGAATTTTTATTATGGTTATGCAAGCACGACCACCGCAGTTACAACAAGCGCCGACACTGATCTACACCTTTTCACGGCAATTGCAGGAACTACATTAAATAATTATGGAGCGTTCTTAGATGGTTCCGCTTTAGGCACCGCTACAAGACAGACAGGTATTGATACCTCACAACCAACTGGTATTGCATACTGGAACAATAATTTTTATGGTGAGATAAGTGCACAAGAAGTTATCGTGTTTGGTGCTGACCAATCCAGCAACCGCACCGGCATTGAAGAGAACATCAACTTAGAATACCTCATTTACCAACCCACCGACGCACCTACAAGCGGACTCCTTGCAGATTACACAGGAGCAGCGGCGGCGTACTCCGTAAGACAGCTATCAGACAAAGCTTTGCTTTGCATGCGCGTCCGCAGAGACTCCGACGACGTAGAGCTGAACTTCGGCTTCGACTCAAATGGAGACCTCGACACAGCAGGCATTGCGTCCTTCTGTGGTACGGCGAACGGATACGTTACGCGGTGGTGGGACCAGTCAACGAACGGCAACCACGCGGATCAAGCCACGGACGCAAGTCAGCCGCAGATTTACAACGGCACGGCGGTGATTACTGAGAACGGGAAGCCTGCTCTTGATTTTGATGGCAGCAACGATTTGATGGACTCACCTACGATGACAGTAACTGACGGCGAGTTTATGCAAACAGCTGTATATACTAATGACACTAACGTCGCTAATAGCGCAGTGGCAACCTGTGATACTTCTCCTGTTCGCGTGGCCCAAACCATACAGTTTCCCAATACCACTACTGTGCGGCTTCTAACATTTAACAGTTCAGGTGGCATTGACGCTATTATCAGTGCTGCAACGACCACCGCAGGAACGCAAACTTTGGCCACCGCGCACGTCTTAAATGGACAAGGCGAGGTTTTCGTCAATGGTGCTGGTGCTTTGCAAGGCACAGTAAACGTTAGGACAGACCAAACAACTATACGATTAGGTAATAATGTTAGTGCAAATGCTCCACTAGATGGACGGGTACAAGAAGTAATTCATTGGCCGAGTGAGCAAACCAACCGCACCGCTATCGAAAGCAACATAGACACATACTTCAGCATTACATAATGGCTACCGTATACCTACCCGTTCAACCACGCTTGAACCTGACTAGCGAACAACGCGCTGACGGCATTAGTACGGAGCTGTACAACCTTAAGCTGCCGAAGGTGTTGCAACCACCAGGCCACGTAACGACCAAGCTACTTGGCACCATCCAACACCCAACTACAGGACAGTGGGCGGTGGTCGGTGACGATACCTTGACGATCCCGGTACACCCACAGCGGGACGTGACTGCGCTGGTGGCATTGTTCCCACAGCTGGAAGTGGACGAACGTGCGGCCATGACTTATTACATCGCAACCAATGACGTTGTGGCGTTTCAGTATCTCATGCCCGCGGCCTCAGAAGTATTGACGCAAGAGGAAGCGGAAGCGGCAGGATGGTTCAGCGATAGTCCTTAATTTCATTTTATGGATTTCATCATGGAATACTGGGCTGAGTTGCTGTTAGCAGCTATGGCCTTCGCTAAGGTCGTCGTGAACTTGACGCCTAGCATTAAGGATGACAGAGTGTTTGCATACATGGACCTGTTGTTCAACGCTATCATCGCCAACAACACAAAAGAAAAGAAGTAATGGCTATCCTCAATGGAACTGTGTTCCTGCTCAAAGTAGCAGGGACAGCACTGCCCGACCAGACAGAAGGAAGCATTTCCATTAGCATGGAAACGCGCGACATCACCACCAAAGACAGCACCGGATACCGTGAGCTGTTGGGCGGTCTCAAATCAGGCAGCATCAGCGTGTCGGGATTGGTTGACGAAGACGGCGCAGGTGGAGCAGGTGGAACACTGTTCACCACACTTGACGCACGCACGGCTGTCGCTTTGGTGTTTGGTTTTGACGACACTTCTGACGACTACAACTACACTTGCAACGGCCTTTGTACAAGCCTTGAGGTGAGCGGTAGCACAGAGGACAACGTGACCTATAGCGCCACGTTCGAGATCACCGGAGCCATTACGCAAGAAGTCAACTAATGAAGATTCAGCTTAGCGGCAAAGAGTTTCATTTGCGTTGTGACATGCGCGCCCTGGCTAACGCCAAGCGCGAATCAAAGATTGACATTAGCAACCTCGGTGACGACGTTGTTGAAGTCGGTACGTTTGTGTACTACATGGCACAGAGTGGAGCGAAACACGCAGAGGCAGCATTTAAGTACAAGCTGGATGACTTCCTTGGTCTGATCGAGATGACCGACCTCGAACCTTTGGGCAACGCCATCAGTGAATTGATGGGCGCAGGCACGGAAAAAAAAAGGTGAAGCGGAACCGCTAACTTTTGAGGATTGCTTACAGATAGGGTTGGGCCGATTGCGGTTCGACCCTTCTGTGTTTTATGACATGACGTTCATTGACTTCTGCGCAGCGGCACAAGGCAACGCCAAGCATGATGAACAATTACAACAACAGGAGTGGGAGCGCACCAGGTGGTTGGCTACTGTAATGATGCAACCGCACTCAAAGAAGGGTCAGAGTATCAAGCCGCGTGACCTTGTTATCTTTCCGTGGGAGAAGCGAGAGAAGAAGAAGAAGCGCAGCAACAAACTTCTGGCCGATACAATAAAGCAACTAGCAAATGGCAAAGCTTAAGGATCTCAAAGTTACTATTGGCCTAGAAAAAAAGGGCCTACGCAAACTCAACCAAGACCTACGCACCACCAAGGCGAAATTTCGCGCCAACTTTGGAGAGATTGCGAGCATGGCCAAGAACGCCGCGGCTGCCATTGGCGTCACGTTGGTTGCTGGCGTCGCTGCTCTGATTAAGAAGGGCGCGGAGATGGAGACGCTTCGCACGGGCTTCATCAGTATTGCCGGAGGCGCAAACAAAGCGGCTGCCATTGTCAAGGAGCTGAACGAGTTTACAGCGAAGACGCCCTTTCAACTACAGGAAGTCAGCACTGCAGCCAGGCAATTGTTAGCGGTCGGCACTGAGCGCAGCGAGTTGCAGAAGGAGCTGAAGATGCTTGGTGACATTGCGGCGAGCAGTGGCAACAGTATCAATGACATCGCGGCCATCTTCGCAAAGGTTCAGGCCAAGGGCAAGGTGGAGTTGGAGAACCTAAACCAATTAGCTGAACGCGGAATACCAATCTTCGGCGAGCTTAAGAACGTCACTGGTGACGCGAACATGGAGTTTGGTGCGGGCGCGGTCAGCGTGGAGCAGTTCAACACTGCGCTGGCAAACATGACCAAGGAGGGAGGCCTAGCCGCTGGCGCTATGGAGAACCTGAGCGAGACTGTGGAGGGCCGCATGACTACGCTTATCGACAATCTTGGATTGGAGATGGGCAAGGCCGCAGAAAAGTCAGGATTGACAGCGGCATTTGGTGGTGTGTTGAAGGAAGCCACTGAGAACTTGCAAGGCATAAGCGGCGCGGCTGGATCGGACGTCGCCGCTGCCCTCGGTCTAGCTGAAGAAGCCATGGACGGCTTTGGGTCAGTCACCACAGACAACGTTGATGACGTTGAACAAAAGATGGCCGACGCGCAAGCGGCAATTAAAGGCCTTGTATCTGAGATAAAAGGCAGTGCATCGAAAACCACGGGATTGTCGTTCCTACTTGGTGGCAAGGCTGGCGCTATGGAAAGCGCAAAGCAACAGGCGGAGATGCTGCGCCCGTTGATGGAGATAATGGAGCAACTTGGCGCGGCGAGTGTCAACCTGAATGAAGCGGTGATGGGTGGTGACGTTAGTGCGCCAGGTGATAGTGGCGACGATGACGACGGACTAACCAAAGAAGAATTTGCCAAGCAATTCAAGGCGGCTTCTGCTTTAATTACTGCGCGCGAACAGTTGGCAGCGGCAACGGGCGCAGTGACATTCAGCGAAGATGAATACGCGGAGGCGTTGCAAGATGTTCGCGCCGCAATGGGTGACGTCACTGACGGCCACATGGAGATGGTCGCCATGGAGGAAGAAAGCCCAGTCTTTGATGAGGACGAACAGCAGCGCATTGAGGACGGCACGCACAAGCTAAAACGACTAGCGCAAGCCAGTCAGATGACGGGCCAGGTGTTCAACTTCATGGGTAGCATGGTAAGCGCAGCCTTTGACAACATCAAAGACAAATCACACAGCTTCCATGAAGTCATGAAGCAAATGTTGGAGAGCCTACTAAAGCGGGCGATTGCTTTGGCTGCCACGTTTGCGGCGTTAATGGTATTCACTGGCGGATCATCAGGTGCGTTGGCTGCAACAGGTGCCAAAAGTTTTGGCGGCTTTATGATGGGCGGAATGGGTATCCCTCAAATGGCCGAAGGTGGAATGTTTACAGGCGCTTCATTGGCCATGGTCGGCGAGGGTCCAGGAACGTCAGCCATTAACCCGGAGGTTGTCGCACCGCTGGACAAGCTGCGCGATATGATGGGCGGCAGCAACGTAACGGTGACGGGTAGGCTTGACGGGCGTGACATCTTAATCAGCAACGAGCGCGCCAATTTTGACCGTAACCGCGTAAGAGGTTTCTGATGGCAGGAGAAAGACTATACAGCGAATTCCAAGACGACAAAGGCACCGCGTGGCGCGTCAGTATCTATGACACAAACGCCACATGGGACGCGGCCAACGCCACCGAATTCAAGCTGGGCAGTGAAGGTTTTGTCCTACGCTACAGCGGCAACAACGAACAGGAGCATCAGCCTATCATTGGCAGCAGTGTAGACTTCACCTTATTTGAGCAGGTAGCCGCGCACACGCAAACGCTGGACCTGCTGTATAGCTTCGAGGAAGGGCGCTTGTTGCTGGACATATACCGCGATCCCGACGGAGACAATACAATCTATTGGCGCGGTGTCATCTTAGCGGAACAGGTAGAGCGCAACGACGAACCATTCCCAACAGCTGTCAACCTTACGGCTAGCGATGACTTGGGCAACCTCCAAGACATTGACTTCAGTTTGACGCTCGGCGACGTTGGCGGGAGTGGCTTGTTTATCTACAAACACATCATCCGTTGCCTCGGTGGGTTGCGTACCTACTCGCGCTTTGCTGATGGTGAACCGATACTGCGTTACATCAACGACACGGAGTTATACAGTAGCGAGGACGACCCAAACCCATTAGCCGAAATCATTGGCACCGTGCCCGTTACGGTTGACAATGACGGCGCCACGCAACCACACAGCGCTTTCGACATCTTGGCCAGCCTTGCGACATGCTTCAACGCTCGCGTGTTTCTGTCCGAAGGCGTGTTCTGGTTCTGGCCAATCAACGCCCACAAGCGGCTGTCTGATGGCACCAACATCGGCGCGGCTGGCATCAGGCAGTACGACAAACATGGCGACGTAGTGACGTGGACCGCATCAGACAGCAACGCCATGAATGCGGCAGCTGTACAGAACAGCGGCACCGACTACAACAAGCTGGCAGGTCATGTTTTTACGCACCTGCCGCCCGTCCTATCCGTACAACGCACGCGAAGGTTTAACGGCAACCAGTACCTGATGCGCGGCAATGATGACACCGTGATCACTAACGGCGTCAATGTCACGCTGGCCGATACAGATGAAACGTACAGCATCGGAACCAAGTTCCGCATTAGCGGGTCCGTAGAGTTTCAAGTGTCACCAGACGCCAACTTCGAATTCAACGAACCAGACGGACGCGTACACATTGAGGTTGAGTTAATGATCAACGCGGACGCCAAATACTATCAGCCGGAGGAGTGGACATCGGACAGTTCAGACAGGTACGTGATTGACGTGCGGACGTTTGACAGGAGCTTGGGTACTAACACAATCACCGCATACAGCTTTGTCACTGACGCACTGCCATCAGAGGAAGACGGCTTAGATGTGACAGCTGTGGTAAAGTTCTTCAACGAGTCTGGCACCAACGTCACAAGCGCATACACGTCCGACAATTTCTTCTTAGATGTAGGCGTTGAGATAGTCGACGACACAGGAAGCAACGCGGACATGAAGACATACCGAGCCACGCACACCAGCAACAACGTCTTCGAAGTTGATCAAGGTGAAGTCCTATTCGGTGACAACATCGCATTCAGCGCCCAGGGTAAGCTAAGGCACTTGGTACCATTGGTAGAAAACGAATGGAAGTCTTCGCAGTCAGCTGGTCCGCTGCCATTACATAGGCTTGGCGTTAACGAATCGCTGGCGCGGCAGAAGTTCGCGACTAAGATTCACCGCGGCACGGTATACGGGTTGGTTGAGATGTGGCACACGATGGAGGAGGACAGTGAATATTACATCCCGTTTCAGCTGTCCACCGTGATGAATACGCGCGAGACTACAGTGGAGCGTTATAAGGTGGCATTCGATAGCAGTGGCATAACCAGCGCGGACGATGAACCACGCGCCGACGGCACGCAAAGAGCAGGACAGTCCGACATGATCAATGGTGTCGTGAACACCGTGACCGCGCAAGTGCAACAGACCAAGCCTTCAGCGGGCGGCAATCCTGACACGCCAATTGGTGGCCGTCACGTATCACTTAGCGACTTGCAAGGTCCAGTCACGCACCGAGTGCGGACCATCACCCATCAGAGCGGCGTAGACTACACCTTTGGCGATGCCGATAGCTTTGCCTTTGTGTATATGAACGGCTGGACTGGAGGTAATGGATTTAACCGCGTGTTTTTGCCAAAGGTGGCCGACAACGAAGGCCGCATGTTGCGCTTTAAGAGTGACGGCACAATCAGCGCGAACGGGTATTACCAGATCTACGTAAACCTTGACGACTACAGCAACGGCACTCGCATCGACGGCAACGCCTCCTTTGATATGCGCCGCGCATACGACGGCATCACAGTCATGTGTCACGATGGTGATTGGTACGTCATCCAACGCAAAGAGAAGTGATGCAATATTTTACGCTTTCCGAGTTTGACAGCCCAGACCTACCCGGCAGCGGGTCACGCATGCAACCGCAGTTCTTGGACATGCTGGACGATGCGCGCGACCTTGCCGGCATTGCGTTCATTGTGAATTCGGGCTTTCGTACTCCTGAGCATAATGCGAGCATACCTGGAGCAAGTTCAAACAGCAGTCACCTTGTAGGATGCGCCGCAGACATCGCGGTGCGCAACAGCAGTCAAAGGTTTATCATAGTGGCGTCACTGATCGCGGTTGGCTTCACGCGCATCGGCATCGGTGAAACGTTCATCCACGTGGACAATGACCAGGTAAAGACGCCAGCAGTAGCGTGGTTGTATGGCTAGGAAAATCACAAAGGCCATAGACAAGGCCAGCGAAGCGGTGGGAGCGGTAGCCGATAGCAGCGGGAACAGATTACGGTGGTCGACCAAGAACACCATGGGCGGCTTGATCGTGTCAACAGCATGCGAACAAGTTGTTGTGCATGGCATCACATGGCCGTCAATTGTAATGTGTTTAGTAGGCGTTCTCCCGTTGGCGCTCAGTACCTTAGAATCATGAATGACGGGGCAGATTTGTTGGCGCTTAATTTGGCGTGGTTAGGTTGGGAGCTGGCACGCTGGCAAGAGGTCATCGATTGGAGCGTAAGCGCGCTCGGTGCTCTTACGCTGGTGATACTCAACCTATTACGACTGCGCAAGGCATGGCGCCAACACAAGGCTGTTGAAAAGGACGAAAAATAATTTTTTTCCCTACCTCAATTGGCGGCTTACTTTGGGACAACAAACAAACCCAAAATGAGCCAAGACATTTTCAACTTCCTCGCGAAAAGCGAAAGCACCGGCAGCGACTATGTAAGACTGCAAGACGGTGACAAGCGCAGTGTGCGCCTCCTTAGTAAGCCCGTAACAGGTTACGAGCTGTTCGTTGATGGCAAGCCAGTGCGCTGGCAACCAGACGCCCAACGTCCAGAACACGCGATCAGCGACGAACGCCCAAAGAAGTTCCTCGCGTTTATCGTGTACGAATATGACACCGAGTTCGGCGGTGATGGCCGCATCAAGGTGTGGTCATTCACCCAACGCAGTGTCATTGATCAGATGGCCATGCTGTTTCGCGATGAGCATTGGACCGCATACGAGTTGGTTGTGTCACGTCACGGGAAGGGCATGGACACCAAATACAACTTGACAGGCGTACAGCGTCCAGTGGAAGAGAACTTGATTGCGTTCGCATCTGAGGCCGCCAAATACATCGACCTGGACAAGCTGTTCACGGGTGATAACCCATTTATCGAGGAACTGCCCGCGCTTAGTGTGGAGGCAGTGAAGAAGACAAGCAACGATCTGCCATTCTAATGGACAACCCAACGACTATAGTTGTGCCTGACACAGTATACACGCCCGGCGCAGTGCAGGAGATTAGTCGTCTCCGTCACGAGCGCTGGGCGATACTAGCGGCACTAAGCAACAGCGCGGACGACAAGGAGCCACGCTTAAGCGACTCACATAAAGACGGCTTTCGGTTGCGCTTGATCGTGATTCACAAGCGTCTTTTTAAGCTCACTGGAAACACCATTTACCGTGCTAGATAAAGACGACTACTTGCCGCTGTCATTTAGCAGCTTAAAAGCGTTCGCACGCTCACCGCTCGCGTTCCTAGACTACAAGCTAGCACCACGCAAAGAGACAGCCGCCATGCGGTTTGGCACTCTGACGCACCGCGCTATCCTGGAGCCGAAGGAGTACGAGCAGACCACCGTGATTTGGGAAGGCCGCAGGGCGGGCAACGCCTACAAAGACTTTGTAGATGCCAACCCAGATAAGGACATATTGACCACCAAGGAAGCGATGGACATACGCTTGCTGGCCAATCGCGTTATGGATCACCCATACGCTGGCGAGATGGTCAGCCAATGCACCGACTACGAAACGCCATTCACTATCGAGCAATGCGGGTTGCCGCACCGCGGTATCATCGACGGCATGGGTTCCTGGTTCCAAATGGACCTTAAGACCACGCAGAACGTCAGCCACTACGCACTGGAGCGCAGCATTTACGAGATGAAGTACTATATGCAAGCGGCCATCTACCAACGCGCCGCGGAGCTGATGGGCAGAGAGTGCACCAGCTACTTTATCGTGGCCGTGGAAAGCTCAGGACCGCATCACGTGCAAGTGGTGGAGTTGGAGCCGCACTACATCGCCCGCGGTCATCTTGAATGGGAACGGCTATTGAACAAGTACAAAGCGTGGGACGGTAAGAGCGCCCATAGCCACGACAGCGAAGAAGGCTGGATGATGGACGCACCAGGCTACGCGCCACCAATGGACATAGGCATATGATTAACAGCAGACAGAAAGGCAAGCGGTTTGAGCTGAAGATTGCGAAGGTTTGGCAGCGGATGTTTGGCGGGACGGTGGAGCGCACCGGATACGTCAACCAGAAGCTAGACGATGCGGGCGTAGATCTGACAGGCACGGACCCATTTTACCTTCAACTGAAGGCCCACGAACGGAGCATTGACATCCACACCATTTTGCAGAAGATGCCAAAGGATGGCCACTATAACGTAGTCATTCACAAACGCAACCACCAAGCACCTATTGCGGCGCTGACGTTGGAGGACTTCTTAGAGCTGGTGGAGATGATGAAGAAGAACGGGATCCTGTGAGCGGTAAGACGTACAAAGCCATATGGACATGCGAGGAGACCAACGAGCGCGAAGTGTGGTATGTAGGCAGCAGACAGGAAGCGCAACGGATGGTCAACCAGCACACCAAGAACGTCGGCGGTAAGCTGTTAAAGCAATACCGCAAGACCACCATGCGCCTGGTTATGAAGCCGATGTTCCGCGATGGAGCGGACGCGGGATACGACACCAACTTCTTCGGTTGGGCTGGGCACTGATGGCACGTAAGCATATCCTGGTTCCGATGCATATATGGGAGATTGACGAATTGAACGTCACAGAGCGTTTGACGGCATCAATCATCTACGGGTACAGTGAGCATGGGAAGCCATGCTTTATGACCAACACGGGCTTCTCTAAGCTTCTTAGAGTATCTCGGCGGACATCATCCGCGGCCATCAACAAGCTCATTGATTTGGGCTTCGTGGAGGCTTTAGAGGGTGGAAGCAAACGCACACTAGGGTGGAAGCAATGTCACACTAGGGTGGAAGCAATTGCACAGGAGGGTGGAAGCCAGCTTCTACCCGTAATACATAAGTCTAATACAAACCTTAATCCAAAACATAATAGGATGAATGATGAAATAAGAGAAGGAGAAAAGAAGCCGATGCACTGGCAGCAGGTGCGCGATTACTTCATACAGCTGATGGACAGCGAGCGCAGCAACTACCGCGGGCACGTGGAAGCATGGGCGCGGGACTTCTACAGCTACTATGACGCCCGCGAATGGCAGACCAAGCAAGCCGCGATCACGCGATGGCGACCCGTTGCGCTGGCATGGTACCGCAGAAGCGCGGAGAAGGTGCCGCACCGCGCAGTGAAGCCAGTAGACGTGGCCCAGCTAAGGAGCGACTACCATTGGCACGAACGCAGATACAACCTCTACATTAAGCAAGACAAGGAGCGCCAAGCCGCGGCAGAGGTAGCCGCAATGAACCGCATTGAACAACAATTGAAGCAGACACAGTCATGAACGAACCACATTACAACATCCCAAGAACAGAAGGCGAGTGGGACCGCAAGAAGACCTCATGCCTTGCGCGTGACGTTATCAATCAAGCAAACCGCGTGACAAAGGCAGCCGAAAGTCTGCACGTGGAGATTGCGCAGGATGGACCGCAAGTCATGGAACGTCACCTTAAGATGATAGATGAAAGCGTAAAGCTGGACATGCTGCTTAGAACTTACGGCAACGACGCATGAGAAAGAAGCCATCAACCTATCAGATACTGGCGCTCGGCTACATCGGCTGCATCGTCATGCTCCTAATCATAGCCGCGCTCTGATGCCTAGCATGCCCGACCCAAAGCCACGCAAGGCGATGCACGCCAGGCGACACAAGGAGCCGCGCTATAACTCCACCAAGTGGAGGAAGTACAGGCGCGCTTTCCTTGCGCTGTCGCCGCTGTGTGTGGAGTGCGGGCGCATTGCCGAAGTCGTCGACCACATCAAGCCAGTGCGCTTGGGTGGCGACTTCTGGCAGCCGCTAAACCATCAGGCGCTATGTCATCAATGTCACAACAGTAAGAGCGGCAAGGAGTCGCACCAGCGTCCCACCTACGGGTAGGGCGTCATGAAAACGAGAGCGGGCATCGTCTACAT